CAGGAAATACTTTTTTAACACGGCCCTTGGAGTCTTTGATCGTTTTGCTTCTGAGCTTTTTGTCAAAAGCGGCTTTATCGGCTTTTGTTATTTTTGAGTTTTGTATCTGCTTCAACATTGCCTCAGCAATTGGTGTGCTGAAGTTTGTCGCCTCAAGGCCCATTGTTGTGTAAACACCAACAGGAGCCTGACCCGTATCATCTGCCACTGTGCGTACTTTGTTTTGGACTGACTGCGCTGTATCCAACATCGACTGCCAACCAAAGCCTGAGTCTTTATATTGCTGACTGTATTTGTTTCCTGCCTGCACAGGAGTATCCACATCAATCCCGCCGACTCGCTCAAGCAACCCAAGGTTTGATACATCACCCTGAATCGGGATAACTACTTTGCCAAACAAGGTCTCTGGGTTGAATGTTGTACGCTCTCCGATATCAGTTGGAGTGAAGATTGTTTGGAAATCGTTTTCAGCGGCTCTCATTTCTCGGTCTGCAAATGCTTTTGATGACTGCATTGCTTTGCGGTAATTTTTAATTGCTGTTTTGACGCTTGATGGCTTCCCGGCAGATTGGACCGTGAGGAATCCTGTATCGATCAAACGCTTTGCCAACATCATGTCTTGATCAGGCACTGCAATGTTTTCTTCGCCAACAATATCTGAACGCAATATCGGCTTGCCGTCATTGGTCATCTGCATACCCGCAGTACCAATCTTCTTACCTGCGCGAGCCGCCATGCCGAGTAATGGGATAGCGCCTGTCATTGTCATCGATGCTTCGCGGCGCAATGAATCAGCGCCTTTGATATCACCCTTCGCTTCTGCTTGATCTGCCGCTGTACGCAGATCTTCCGCATCCATGAATGCTCTGACCTCCCCGATTACGGGAGCCATATCAAGCAACATGTTGAATGGATCTTCTTTGAACTGCTTAGCTAATGCTTCAGCCGACTGGCTTGCGTATTCTTTCGCGTCTTGGACTGCTTTATCTGAATCAGTGGAACTGACGTAATCAGAAACGGCTCCGGGAATGGATGCAAAGCCCTCGTAATAATCTGTCAGGGCATCGAGAATGCCTTGCTTTTTTGCCATTGTGCAGTCCTAAAACCGCTCGCCCTTCGACATTTTAACAGACACCGCTAATCAAGCAACGCCCGCGAGATTTCTTCGTATTGGCGTATTCCATGAATCGGTCTGGCCGATACCTTGTTTATAGATGGCCACCAAGCCAAAAGCATCAGCGCCGTGGGAAGCCCAGTCATGTTCAGGTCCAAGCCCGACCCCTCGCACTTCGTCACGCTTCTCGTGATACCAACCGAGTGCCTCTCTTCCGGCCTTTGTGTTTTCGTCATGGAATCGGCAACTGGGGAATAGGCGTCTTGCCGCTTCGATGCGGGACAATACTGCTCCTGCGCCTTGGTTCGGGATAGTGTCAACAGTGAATCCGGCATCTTGCAAATACGTCTCCGGCGTTACCTTGTAAACCATGTCATGCTTCCGACCGTCATGCGGCAGGACCATCAGCGCGTCTTCGTAGCCTCTGGCGCGTAACCAGTGAACGTGAGACTCAAACGGCTGACCTACGGCCTCATAGTAATCCAGAAGCCTGATCTCTTCACCGATGTACTGGACTACCCATATTGCAGTAGCGTCAGACTTGCGAGAAGTACCACCGATATCCCATACAGCGTAGCACTTGCTAAGAGGATCTTTACCAAAGAATCCGATTCTTCCATCGAGAGCGGCCCTGTTTAAATGTTCTGCGTAGTAAGCACCTTCCAGTACAGTGGCGTACTCGCCCTCCCATACATGAGCGTACCGCTCCGGGTTCATGATCAGACAGTCATCTTTTTCCTGAAGTAGTACGTTACTGATCCACGGGTTGTGCTTCCAGTTTGCGTTGACGACAACAGAACCTGTTGGAGTTCTGTCTCCTCGCAGTAACTGATCAATCGCATCTGTCGGGCGGTGAGGGTTCCAACTAGCCCAGATCTCTGATCCCTCTTTCCGCATTGTTGGCGTGAGCAATTCAAGGGAACGATGTGACAGGGATTGTGCTTCTTCGATCCACGCACGATCAAAACCTTCCAGTGACTTGATTGAGTCAGCAGTGTGATCCTGCATGCCAGTGAATATGATAACACCGTCACCGGGCGTCTGGATGTACTCCCGGTAAACCCGGAAGCCTGCCTGTTCACCTAAGTTGTAGCCCTGTAGCTTGTCCTCGATCAGCCGCTTGGATGACTGCTTGAGAGACTTCTGCACCTCTCGGATACAGACGGCCCGCATTCCTGGGGTTCGTATTGCCTCTGCAATCATCAGTTCAGC